CCTATCGCTTCACCATCAGGAGATGAGATAGCACCAACACTTAAGGTAGCTGAAGAGAAGTTAACTGAAGCAGAAAAGAAAAAGAAAGCTAAACGTAAAGGTACAAAAGCTTTACAAACATCAGGCTTATCTATTCCTACTTCAGGGTCAGGATTAAACATTAGTTAATTATGCAAGAGATGATGAAAGAGACAGCGAAACAACGCTATGAAAAGCTACAAGCAGATAGACAACATTATCTAGATAGAGCCCGTGAGTGCTCAGAACTTACAATACCAACCCTTATTCCTGACGACGGCTTCGAGTCTAGCTCAGAGATTTATACACCATTTCAATCAGTAGGAGCAAGAGGTGTCAACAACCTAGCTTCTAAACTTCTATTACTATTATTACCACCCAACTCACCTTTCTTTAGATTATCTTTATCAGGTAAAACTAAAGAAGAACTAGAGCAGAACCCTGAATTACAATCTGAAATTGAGAAGTCTCTAGCCAAAATTGAACGTGAGATACACAAGAAAATAGAGAACCTAGCACTTAGAGTATCTGTATTTGAAGCACTAAAACATCTTATTGTAAGTGGTAATGTACTAACATATCTACCTAAGAAAGGCAACATGCGTGTGTATGGTATAACACAATTTGTGTGTAGACGTGATGAAGATGGTAATTTATTAGAAGTAATTATTAAAGAAAGCATTAGTCCAGTAGCACTAGATGAAGAGACATTACAAATTATAGGTAAATATCCTGATTATAAAGAAGATGAGGACTGTGAGATATATACTCATATATACAGATTACCTGACGGCAAGTACTATGTATGTCAAGAAATTATGGGACACAAAATACCAAGCTCAGTAGGTACGTACCCAGCAGACAACATGCCTTACCAAGCATTACGTATGGTTAGAGTAGATGGTGAAGACTACGGTCGTGGTTATGTAGAGGAATTTCTAGGAGACCTAAGGTCACTAGAGGGACTATCACAATCACTAGTAGAATCATCAGCCGCTGCAAGTAAAGTAGTGTTTATGGTTAGACCTAACGCTGTCACTCGTAAAAGAGATTTGGCTAACACTAGAAACGGGGACATAATTACAGGACAAAGAGACGACGTAACATGTCTACAAACTGAGAAGCAATATGATTTAGGTATTGTAGAACGTAGCATAGGACGTTTAGAAGAACGTATGTCATACGCTTTCTTATTACACACAGCAATACAAAGAGACGCTGAACGTGTAACAGCACAAGAGATTAGATACATGGCTGAACAGTTAGAGACTAGTATGGGTGGTATATACTCATTATTATCTCAAGAGTTTCAGTTACCATTAGTGCAAGTATTAATGAAACGTATGTCTCAATCCAATGAGATACCAAAGCTTCCAAAAGATTCTGTAGCACCTACTATTATCACAGGTATAGAAGCTTTAGGACGCGGTAATGACCTACAGAAACTAAGAGAATTTGTTATGGAGATAGGACAGCTAGCTCAGATTAGTCCTGAAGTAGTACAGGTATTAAACCCTAATGACCTGATTACTCGTGTTGCTACCAGCTTAGGTATTGACACTGAAGGATTAATTAAGAGTGAAGAGCAACTAGCTCAAGAGCAAGAAGCTGCTCAACAACAAATGCAACAGCAACAAATGATGGAAACTGTACAAAGTGCAGTCCCTAATGTTGCTAATAACATGACTAAACCACAATAAAGGAGAAGAAATAAATGGTAGAACAAGTAGTAGTACAATCAGATGAAACTACATCAGAAGCCCCAGCAGTAGAAGAACAAGTAGAATCTTCTAGACCTGAGGGTTTACCTGAGAAGTTTGAATCTGTTGAAGCAATGGCTAAATCATACGCTGAATTAGAATCTAAATTAGGGCAACCTAAAGAAGAACCTAAGGAAGAAGCGAAGGCTGAAGAACAACCTAAGAGTGATTTAGAAATACAAGCTGATGAAGCTGTTGAGTCTGCTGGACTTGACATGGATTCACTCAGTGCAGAGTATGCTGAGAGTGGACAACTAGCTGATGAGTCTTATGAAAGACTAGAGAAAGCTGGTATCAGTAGAGATATAGTAGACCAGTTTATTGCTGGACAAGAAGCTAGAGCATTACAACAAGGCAGTGAAGTCAAAGGCTTAGTAGGTGGAGAAGAAGCTTACGTAGAAATGACTCAATGGGCTGGACAAAATTTAACTGAAGCTGAACAGACAGCTTATAACAACGCTGTTAACAGTGGTGATATGGAAACTATCAAGCTAGCTGTTACTGGTTTACAAGCTAGATACACAGCAGCTAATGGAACTGACCCTAAATTACTATCAGGCAAAGCAGCACCTACTTCACAAGGTGGCTATGAATCATGGGCTCAAGTACAAGCTGATATGGGCGACCCAAGATATGCTAAAGACCCAGCGTTCCAAGCTGAAGTACAGGAGAAATTAGCAAACAGTAACTTATAGGAGATATACAATGGCATGTGGATATAAGAAAAAGAAAAAAGGAAAAGGTGGTAAGTAATGGCTAAACGTGGACTATACGCAAATATAAATGCACGTAAGAAAGCTGGTACAAGCAGACCTAAGTCTAAATCTACAATCAGTAAGAAAGCTTATTCTAATATGAAAGCTGGTTTTCCTAAAAAGAAAACAGTGAGGAAGAAAAAGTAAATGCCAGCAAAGAAACACCAAAGCCCTAGTGGCGGATTAAATGCCGCTGGTAGACGTTATTACAAACGTAAGACTGGGGCTAACCTCAAAGCACCTGTAACAGGAAAAGTTAAAAGAGGTTCTAAAGCAGCTGGGAGACGTAAAAGTTTCTGTGCAAGAATGAGCGGTGTTAAAGGTGCGATGAAAAAACCAAATGGAAAGCCAACACGTAAGGCTCTAGCTTTACGTAAATGGAAGTGCTAATAGCTGTGCTATCTCGTTAGATGGCAGCTGCCAACAAGTAGTAGTAACTTGACCTTCTGCGGAAGACAATCTTGGAGACGAGACTTAGAGGCGTTTAACAACAACTAAACTATAACCAAAGGAGATTATACTATGGCAAATGCTAGTCCAGTATCTGTCGGTAAAATCAATGCTGGTGGTTCAGAAGACGCTCTGTTTCTTAAAGTATTTTCAGGCGAAGTTTTAACTTCATTTGAACGTGCTTCAGTAACTCAAGGTGCTGAAACTGTCCGTACAATCAGTAATGGTAAAAGTGCACAATTCCCTGTAATGGGTAGAATTGACGCTTCTTACCACACAGCTGGTACAGAAATCACTGGTAGTGACGTAAACCACAACGAGAAAATCATAACAATCAATGACTTATTGATATCTTCTGTCTTTCTTTCTAACATAGAAGAAGCAAAGAATCATTATGATGTTAGAGGTTCTTATTCATCCGAAATCGGTAGAGCATTGGCTTTCCAAAAAGATAAGCACATTCTACAAACAATCGGACAAGCAGCACAAGCTTCTGCAAACGTATCTGATTCAGGCTACGCTTCAGGAACTGTGCTAACAAACACATCTATCGCTAGTGCTACAGCTTCTACAGCTGCTAACGCTATGATTGATGAACTTTTCAATGCTGCAAAACAACTTGACGCTAACTATGTGCCAAGAGAAGGACGTAAGTGCTTCATCAGACTTGAAGAGTATTACAAATTAGCAAACGCTACTAACGCTGTAAACGTTGACTTTAGTGGTCAAGGTTCTATTGCTGAAGGTAGAGTATTGAAGATTGCTGGTATTGAATTAGTACCAACACCACACTTTGTGGCTTCAGACTTCTCAGCTTCAACAAACGTTGATGGCGGTTCTGCTACAGCTGGTGGTTCAAACCCACAACAAGTTAACTTAGCTAACTATGTTGCTCTAGTTTGTCACCCTTCAGCAGCTGGTACTGTTAAGCTCATGGACTTAGCAACTGAAATGGAATATGACATAAGACGTCAAGGTACATTGATGGTAGCTAAATATGCTATGGGTCACGGCGTGCTCAGACCTGAAGCAGCTGTAGGTATTAAAGAAGCTTAATCGTTTCTTATACTTAACCTTGAGGGGATGGCTTTGGCTGTCCCCTCTTTACTGAGGAAATTATGGCAACACAAATAACACCAACTACCGAGTTACAAGCTATCAACACTATGCTCTCTGCTATTGGAGAAGCACCTGTTAACTCAATTAGCGGCGTAACAAACGTAGATGTATCTGTCGCTATAAATATCTTAGATGAAACTAGCCTTTCTGTACAAAGTGAAGGCTGGAACTTTAACACAGAATACAATGTAACTTACTCAATAGATGATGATAGTAAGATTCCATTACCTTCCAACTGCGTCCAAGCTGACGCTCATGCAACACACAGATATCAAAACGTAGTAATACGTGATGGTAAACTGTATGACCTAGATAACCACACAGACGTTTTTACAATCGTCCCACCATTAGATGTTGTATTAGTACAACAATTTGAACAACTACCTGAATACGCTAGACGCTATATTACAGTAAAAGCCGCTAGACGTTTTGCAGCTAGATTCATAGGTGACGCTGGTTTATCTGAACTAATGAGCATAGATGAACAGGAAGCTTATAATAACTTTAAGCAGTCTGATTCTAGAAGTGAAGATGTAAACATACTAGAAGGTGATGCAAATACATATTCAATAATCAATAGACCACCTAGAAGGACTTATTAATGGCAGTAGTTTCTCAGTCGATACCTAACTTTCTGAATGGTATAAGCCAGCAAACACCTACCCAACGTGGTATTAATCAAGGTGAAGAACAGATTAATTGTCAAAACAATATAATCAAAGGCTTAGGCAAACGCCCACCATCAGAATATATAGCTACACTAGATGCTACAAATGTGTTTCCTAACACTACAAAGATATGGAGCATACAAAGAGACGAGAACAATAAGTACATTGTTGCGTTTTACAATGGTGGTGTAAGAGTCTTTGACTTACAAGGTAATGAGAAGACTGTAAGTTACCCTGACGGAACATCTTATCTTACAACTACAAATCCTAAGAATGACCTTAAGATGGTTAACATTGCTGACTATACTTTTGTATCTAACAAATCTATAACACCAGCACAGAGCGGCACAACAACAGCAGCTAAATCAGAATACTTTTATGTAGTGTTTAAGGTAACTAACTTTGGTAGAGAGTATGCAATACACCTTACTCACCCTGACTTACCTTATGGTATTAATGCAATCATACAAATGCCTGACGGTAGTGATGCTAACCATGACACACAGTTTAGAGATACAGCAAAGCTAATAGATATCTTTAGATATGGTACAAGCAGTACTTATTGGGATTCTTCTTCTAGTATAGAGTTTAAATTAATTAGAGAAGACACAGGAGCGGTTTTAAGTAACTCTCAAGGCTTAAGCAGTTATTCAGCTGTAACAGCAGAGTTTACATTTACAGAACACCAGTCTGCACTACGTGGTTATGTAGTAGACCAAAACGCTAACTATACAGTAGAGACGCATGATGGTGCTGGTAACAGTGAACTGTATGCAGTTAAAGATGAGATACAAGATTTTACTAAGTTACCTTATTATGCAAAGTTAGATGATAAGATTAAAGTAACAGGGGATGCTGGTGATACTACATCAGATTACTATGTTAACTATGTAGGCAATGGTGTATGGGAAGAATGTATAGCACCTGACACAAGTACAGGGCTAGATAACTCTACAATGCCACATGCTCTTATTAATAATAATGATGGTACATTTACTTTTGCACAGCAGACTTACACAGACAGGGACGCTGGGGATGATGTCACAAACCCTGACCCTACATTTGTAGGACAGAAAATACAGAACCTTACATTCTATAAAAATAGACTAGGTATATTAGCTGGAGAGAATTTAATATTATCAGGTAATGCTGATTACTTTAACTTCTTTGGAACAACAGTAACACAGGTATTAGATACAGATGTTATAGATGTTGCAGCTTCAGGTACAACTGTAAACGTATTAAGAAATTCAATATCATTCAACGAGACCTTACTGTTATTCTCCGACACATCACAGTATAAACTCGCTTCAGCAGCTGAGACAATTACCCCGACCTCAGCTGTGTTGAATGAAGTATCAACATTCTCACACAATGCCAATGTAACACCTGTATCTTCAGGTAGATATGCTTACTTCTCACAAGTACGTAATGCAAACACAGCAGTAAGAGAATATTATTCAGACAATGATACATTAACTAATGACGGTTTAGATGTTACTGTTGCGGTACAAACTTTGATACCTGACAACGCTTATTCAATATTAAGTAACACAACAGAAGATTCTTTGATAGTGCTGTGTTCAGATACAGCTGACACTCAGACAGCACCATACACTACAGGAACAGCTGTATCACCTACCAATGCCAACACAATGTATATGTACAAATACTTCTTTGATAGAGGTGAGAAAGTACAAACAGCGTGGTCTAAATGGCAACTAGACAATGTTAAAATAATAGGTGGGATGATAGACCGTAGTTTTGTATATTTATTTGTAGCTGAAGGAACAGACACAAAGTTACTACGTATTGACTTACAAGATTTAGCAGACTCAACCATAGGTCATAATGTATATCTAGACCTTAAGAAATCTGTAACTGGAACTTATGATTCAGGTACTGACCTTACTACATTCACTAGCCCATATGGAGCTAAGACAGGATTACTAGCTGTGAACGCTAGCACAGGAGCTGATTACACAGCGACAAATACCTCAGGTTCAACATATACAATAGAAGGAGACCACACCAGTTTAATTATAGGTGTACCTTATGAATCTAAATATACACTGTCACCACAGTACGTAAGAGAAGCTTCAGGACAAGGGTCTATAGCTGTTACTTCAGGTAGGTATCAGATACGTACTATATCATTTGACTATGAAGACAGTGGATTCTTCCAAGTAGAAGTAACACCTGAGAATAGAGATACATATACCACATTTATGAATGGTTATATTATTGGTTTATCAGGAGCAGTGGATAACCCAGCGATTTCGTCAGGTACTATTATTGTCCCTGTACAAAGTAGAAATACATTATTTACATTAGATATAAAGAGTAGCTCACACTTACCTATGTTTATTCCTAGTGCTGAAGTGGAAGGTTACTACCACAGACGTTCTAGGAGAATATAGATGGCACATGTGAGGCGGGCAATATCAGCAGACATAGCGTTTCTTGCACCTAAGATGAGGCAAGCAGACAGAGATGAAATCAAAGCATCAGATAACATAGGGGCTGCTGAGGCTCTTATGACACCTTTCCAAGAAAAAGGACATAGAACATGGAGTGTCATAGGAACAGAAGAAGAATATGTTGTAGGCATGTTTGGTAGTGTACCAACGTTAGACCGTGACTATGGTGTAGCTTGGTTATTATCTAGTGATGAGTTATTTAATTACAAGAAAGAATTTATAAAACAATCACCTGAATGGGTGGCACAAATGGGAAAAGGTTATAAATATTTATTTAACTATGTAGATGTTAGAAATGACAAGTCTATTAAGTGGCTTAAACATTTAGGATTTAAAACAATAAGACGAGAGGAGCAATATGGCAAAGGTAAAATGCCATTCTATTTAATGATGAAGGAGATAATATGTGTGGTGTAGCTGAAGCAATGGCAGTAATGTCAGTAATGCAATCTATACAGGGTTATCAAACCCAACGAGCAGCAGCAAAAGCTCAAACAGAAGCTAATAAGATTACTGAACAAAATGCTAACATATCTTACCTTAATGACATCCAAAAGATAGAAGGTGAGAAAGTAGAAGCAGCTAGAGAATTTGCTCTTGAAGACTTTAAACGTAAGATGGACGTGCGTAAGAAACAAGCACAAGCACTTAACTTAGGCTTTGGTAATTCATTTAAGGTAGTGCAAGATTTAGCTGGAACAGCTGACACAGATTACGTCGAACTACAAAACGCTTTCTTATCAGACATGTATAAAGCTAACTATCAATATACCCAAGCATATTCAAACATGAAAGCTACTCGTGCTAAATACTTAAAACCAGTGCAATCACCAAACTTACTGGGAACAGCGTTGCAGATAGGAACGACTGCTCTTGGATACTCACAAAATCCAAACGCATTGTATAAACCTGATAAACTTTTCCAAGCTACAACAGCTGAAGTAGGCAATCAAGCAATGTATGGATGGGATGTTAACGCCCAAAGAACTTTAACAGGAGAAGCAACTCCGTATTTTGACATAGGATTAAAACGATAATGGCATATGAATCTAAAGTAACTAATAAATACTTCGGCACTACATTTGCTGGTGCTGGTAAAGTAGGTGTAGAACAAACAGAACTTGGTGGTCTTGTTAATTCATTAAAAAATGTGTCCCCACAAATAGAACAGCTAGGTACACAATACATTAAAACTAAACAAGACGAAGCGGCTGTAGAGATTAATAAATTAAAAGCACAGGGAATGTCAGCTGACAGTATTCAAAAAGTTATTGATTCAGGTTCTAATGAAACACTAAGTAATATGTATGCGTCTGCTACTAACAACGTGTGGCTAGGTAAATTAAAAGCAGCTGAGGATATTAATTTAGCTAAACAAAATTTAGCTAACTACAATCCTGACGAACAAACTATGGATGAGTTTCTATCTGAGTTTGTACAAACAGATTTTACAAAAGTAGATAAATATTATACTGGGGGTTACTCTTCTATATTCAATGAACAGAAAGCTAAGCTATTATCTGTTGACGCTGAAGAAAGATTTAAAGTAGCGTCTCAAAAGAAAACACAAAGCTTAGGTAACTTTATGTTAGCCAATGACGCTACGGATGAAGACGGTGTCAGTATCTTTGCTAAACTTCCACAAGATGGAACATACAGCAATAAACAACTAAATGACGCAGCTTTGTTTGCTGCTACTACTTTGTATTCTACAGGTAGGACAGTAGACGATTTAGATAAAGCAATAGAGTATCTAAACGCTGACAGAGGCACTGGTAAGAATGGTCAAAAACTAGGGTCGTTGTTATCAGCCAATAATAAAGACGCAACAGCCCTAAAAAATAAAATAGAAAACAGAAGATATACCTTAATGCAACAGAGTCGTCAACTTAGAAAGTATCAAGAAGAGGATGAAGTTACTAACATATTTAAAAAAGCAATGGGTATGGAAAACTTAACTGCTGTAGAAATAGACCAATTCAAAGAAGAATTACAAGTATATGGAAATGCAACCTATATAGACACTTTAATGAAAATTGTTAATCAAACACAATCACCTAATTCTGACGTAGCTTCTATAAACCAATTTAGAAGAAGGATAGCAGAAGGTCAATTTGATACTCTTGAAGAAATGCTAGAAGCAGTGGATAAAGCTGGTGTTCCTTATAATGATAGCTTTAGAGTGCTACTTAGAGAATCAGAAACACGTAAGCCTATTTATGAAAGAGATTCTATTTACAATGCTAAAACAGATGAAATAGTTAAAGCTACGTCTGAAGATGAAACTGGTCAAAGAAACACACTAAAAGCTAGTGATGTTAGAGATTTTGTAGAAAATGAAATAATAGACTTTTATTCTTCTGAAGAAGGTAGAAATGCAACCCGTGATGAAAAAAGAGCATTTATGAAAGAAATCAAAGAAAGTGTAATTGAGCAGTTTAAGCTTTATGGTCAAACGGAATCACAAAGAAAAACAGATGTTGAAACACGTAGAGAAAGAAAAGAGCGTGAAGAAAAAGAAGCAGTTGAAAGAGAAGCTTTGATTACAAAACTTACAGATAAAGCAACTGGTTTAACTCAAGACTTTGACAACACAGATGTTATTAGTAATAAACCAGTGTTTACAGATGATGATGATAAATTCTTAACCAGTGACGCTGCAGACCAACGTACATTTAAACTAGATAAATTGTATCCATACATTAACAACTTTGTAAGAGATTACTTTGATAACGCTACAGACGAAGACTTGCAAACATATGTAGATTCTTTAGGTAAAGATGGACAAATGAATTTAATGAACACTATAGCAAATGTATTACAAGTAACAGTACAAGACGTGCAAGTAGCATTAGAGGATTATAAATAATGGTTGATTTTTACAACACAGAAAAGAAAAAAGAAGACGCTAATGACCGTCGAGCAAGAACTAGAGAAGCTAGACAAGAAAAGCTACAAACAGAAAACTTAAGGAAAGCTGAAACAGAAATGCGTGCTCTAGATGAAATACAATCAGAAAGATTTATTGAAACAGCTAGAAGTTATTATAACTATAGAGAAGGAACAGAAGAGTACAATGATTATTCTTCAGCTGATGTCTTAGAAAAGTTTTATGAAGACAGAACATGGGGAAACTATAACACCTTTGCTATGGGGGCAGACGTTGTTGCTACATCTACCGAAGAAGATAATGATAGATTAAAACAGTTTGCATACTTACAACAAACCTTTGAAGCACTGCCATCATTTTGGAATGACCCTAATAGGACATTTGGTGAGTGGTTAGTAGACGCTGGTGGAGCAATGATAGCTGACCCTATAAATTTAATAGGTGCTGGTGTAGGTGGTATAGCTTCTAAAGAAGCATTTAAACAAGCTTTAAAACAACAGCTTAAAGGTAAGATGGCTAAAGAGATTACTGATAAGCAAATTAAAGAAGCAGCTAAGCAAGCACAAAAGGAAGCATTAGGTAAAGCAGCTAAGAAAGGAGCAGCTATAGAAGGCAGTATATCAGCTTTTGCTGGCGGGACACATGACACTTTACTACAAGTCAACGCTATTAACACAGGTGTACAAGACGAGTTTAGTTTTAAACAAATGGGAGTAGCAGCTGGT